CACTTAAAGAACCTTGCAATTTTTGTAGATGCTATCGTTATTCACTGATAAGGAACTAGAGACACAACGTCTTAAAGGATTCCGCTTTTACACTCCTAACCCCAAACAAGCTAGCTTTCATAAAGCGGGAGAAACTGCTATTGAGCGTTTATTCTTAGCTGGTAATAGAACTGGTAAAACCTACTGTGGTTGTATTGAGGATGCCATACATCTAACGGGAGTATATCCTAATTGGTGGGAGGGGCATAAATTTTCTCATCCTATTATTGCATGGGTAGCATCTGAAAACTACGAAATTACCAGAAACGTTTTACAGCTTAAATTGATTGGTGGTTATTCTCAAGATGGTGGTTTCACTGATGGACTTATACATCCTAGTCTAATATTAAGAAAAGCCATGCTTTCAGGAGTCAATGGAGCAGTTGACTATGTACAGATACAACATGCTAGCGGTGGTTTCTCCAGTCTTTATTTTAAATCTTACAAACAGGGTAGGGAGAAGTTCCAAGGGGCAAGATGCCACCTTATCCATCTAGACGAAGAACCGCCTAAGGATGTGTATACCGAATGCGCTATGCGTCTTGCAGATGTTGACGGAGTAGGACAAGGGCGTTTAATTCTTACGATGACCCCTCTAAAAGGGTATACTGAAATGATGTCTTACTTTTTAGAGCAAAGGGTATCTAAAGCAAAATCAGAAGAAATAACGTCTGTAGAAGAACTACAAAGCGAAGATTACGAAATAGTCCGTAGTGATCCAGAAATTACCATTAACGGCAAATATTACATTCAAGCTACTTGGGACGATAACCTGCATTTATCAGATGAAACAAAAGAACAGTTAAGAGCTACCTTAAAGCCTTATGAATTAGAAGCTAGAGAAAAAGGAATACCAAGTGTTGGTTCTGGTCTTGTTTATCAAGTACAAGAAAGTGAATTTTTAATTGATCCGTTTGAAATACCTAATCACTGGGCTTGTGTGTTTGGGATGGACGTAGGCTTTTTTGCGCCTACTGCTGTTGTGTTCCTCGCTCATGATAAGGATAACGACACACTTTACATTTACAAAGAATATTCAGTTAGTGAAAAGACTGCTGCTCAGCATGCTTATAGTTTAAAACTTATGGGATGTGATTGGATAAGAGGAGTTTGCGACCCAGCTGTAAATCAAGGTTCTCAAAGGGACGGAGAGAGACTGATTAATGATTACGCAAACGCAGGTCTTAAATTAGAAAAAGGAAGATATGCCAAAGAACTTGCCGTAGATAATGTACTAGAGCGAATAAGAACGGGACGTTTTAAAGTATTTAATACTTGCCGCAAATTTATGGAAGAATGGCGGGGATATTCAAGAGATGATAAAGGTAAGATCATGAAAGGGAGAGACCATTTAATGAATGCTCTTGAGTTTGCAATGCTTGACGGCTTACCAATTGCTAGAACAAAAAGACAAGTGGAAATGCGCTATAGTTATAATGATAGACCAAGGAAGTTTTAAAAATGGATACAAATACACTTAGGATATTTTCTTTTTGTGGTGGCGGTACTAAGGGTTACGGCTCTAATCGTTTTATGCAAAAATTTTTGCAGGAATGGGGAATACCGCAAGCTGATTTCTGGAAATATGCAGACGTTATGTGTGGTACATCTATTGGAGCAATACTTGCTTCTGGTTATTCTTTTGGCAAAACTCCTGATTATATGGAAAGCTTTTTTTTAAATGATGCCAAACGTGTATTTACTATCAGGACAGCGGCAGATGTAGCTTCTGGTAGCCATAACGCAAGCGAGGATTCAAATAGACCAAACCTAGCTCAAAAGGCTTTTATGTTTGCCAGTAATGATTCATTTTACCAATCAGCTTATGAAGATTCAAATTATGGAAGTAATAAATTACAGGAAATACTTGTTAATAATTTTGGCACAAATACTTTAGCTAACTTAAAAACTCCTGTCGTTATTCCTTCTTTTGAAGAAGATACTAGCAAATATGTTGTATTTTCCAATTTTAATGATCCTGCATATTTTATCGGAAATACTGAAACTATAGTTAATGTCTGTAGGGCTTCTTCTGCTGCTCCTGTTTATTTACCAGCTCATAATTTCAATGGACATTATTATAGTGATGGAGGAGTTTATGCTAATGATGCAATCCTAGCAGCAATTAATGTAGGATTGAGCGTAAAACCAAATGCTACTAGAATTGTTATAGTTGACGTTGGCACTGGTATAGGAAACATGAGTTTTGATGGAGCTGCAACGGCTACAACTGATTTAGAACATTTAGCAGTTAGAGCATTTAAAGTTATGAATGTGGCAATGACAGGAGCTGAAGAATGGAGTAGATATTTTTTGGATTATCTAGCCAATAGGACTACTAATTTAACTAATCAAGCTATTATAGATTTATATTATTATAAATTCCAACCAAAATTTCCTGAAGATTTCCCTAACGAACTTGATAATAGCACGCCAGCTTGGTTTACTCAGTTAGCTAATTTAATTGATACTCATTATTCGAATGAAAGCGATAAAATCTCAAGTATATTAGCTCGGCTACTAGCATGAAATATGAACAATTATATAATTTTATTTCACCTGTAACTGGTAAATTACCGATAGATAAAGGTTATATATTGCTTGGAGATAAAAGCGGAAAATCTTTCAAGTCGCCAGTATTAATTGATATACGCCAAGATATAATTGATTTAAAAAGGAAAATAGGAAATTTTGAAGAACAAAAAAAACTAGATTATAATAGAATATGGATAGGTGATTATAATAATGAACCGCAAGAGAAATTACAAATAGGGGTTATAAATTTACCAAAACTTGGAGCTGCTACCTTTCCTTATCCTAGTTTTATCCCATTGCCCCCAGTTCCTATACCAAACCCTACTTTTAACCCTTTATCTGGTTTTGATTGGTTAATGTCTGGTCCTTGGCTTCCTCAAGTTTTTGCAGGAAGTACAAATACTTTAAATACTTCCTCTGAAACTATTATTTCAAGCTCTCTTGCTATGACACAAGTAAAAGTAGCTCAAGCGATAAAAAGATTGGATGTAACTGGTTTTATAGTAAAAAATCGAAATATTAGTTTTTCTTGGGAAAACCCTGCAATGTTAGCTGTTCCAGAAACTATTAAACAATTATATGGACTGGAAACAAATTATACTTTTACAAACGCTCAAGCTCTAAATGAAATAGGAGAAGGGTTGTTAAAAAATTCTTTAGATGGAACGCTTACTGTCGCTACTTTAACTAAAGATAAAATATGGAAAGGAGATATAAATAATAAACCTATAGAGGTTGACTTTCCTGTAACGTCTCCTGCTGATGCTACTTATATATTAAAAACACCAAATGCAAATTTGCCCAATGCTCAAGCTATAAGTACAATAGGTACTGGTATATTAAAAACAACTGGTGGGGGTTCTATTAGTATTGCTTCGGGTGGAAAAATTCCTATTCTTAATGATTATGTAACACCAGAAAATTTACAGGAAGAAACTAACTCAAGAATTTCTTCAGATACTGCTATTCAAACAGAATTAGAAGCTCAAATTGCAGCTATAACAGGTTATGGTTCTTTAGCACTTTTAACTGAGTTTTTAGTAAATTTAGGATGGACTGCTGGATATAGTGAATATTTATGGAGTAAATACAGACCTTTAAGAACTCATAATAAATTTAATGAGACTGATAATTATAGTTATGATGCTGGTAATATCTGGTACGATGCAAGCCATATAGGTGATGCTGGAGCATTTAAACCGGGTTTAAGAATTACATCGTGGGACTCATCAACGTTTTTTGTAAATGATTTATTCCCAGTTTCAATGGGATTGTTCGGATATAAAAATCAATTGGGATATGTAAGTGCTCAAGAGGGTTTTGTATGGCAAAGTTATATGGAAAACAATAGTTCACATTCTCATTATAGATTTCCTAAAAACTTTGGTATGTATTATGTAGGTCATAATAACGAACAAATAGGTTGGGATAGAGGAGAAACCTTACTAATGGAATATAATTATTATGATGGAAAATTCTATTTCGAGAAAAAAGCTGATTTTAAAGATGAGGTAAGGTTTTTAGGGCAGATAATTAAAATTCCAGTTGGAAATACTTCACAAAGACCTGTTAATCCTATATTAGGACATTTTAGAATCAATACTGATGCAGTAGAGCCGGGACCAGGGCCTATAGAAGATATAAATATTTTAGGAACAAACAAACAAATTAACGTTATGCGAGTTGATAATACTTTTACATTATCATTAGCAGAAAATACTGAATTTCCCGGTAATGCCTATACCAAAATTGCAGTTGGTAACCTTTCGCAAAGACCTTTACTTGTAGATTCTGGTATGATAAGATACAATTTAGAACTTTAATATCCTTGCGAGTTACATATGGCACAATTAGCTTTGCCTGTCGGTAAATATGAATTTAATGACGGCACTTCTTGGTTTTCGTTAGCATCTGAAAGCTGGGTTTTAAACACTATTGGTAAAATTTCACCTTGCGCTGTTGCAACAACTGCAAATTTAACAGCTACTTACTCAAATGGAGCAGGTGGTGTTGGCGCAACTTTAACTAACTCGGGAAGTTTTGCAACTCTTGCTATTGATGGTGGTAATTTAATTGTTGGTAATAGAGTTTTAGTTAAAAATCAAACCTCTAACACTGAAAATGGTGTTTATACAGTAACTAACGCAGGTAGTGCATCTGTAGCTTGGGTATTAACTAGAGCAACAGATTTGGATTTTTATACCCAATTTATTAGAGGGTTAACAGTTGAAGTTTTTTCTGGTGCTATCAATAGCCCTAAAATCTTTATGTTAACAAGTGCTGTAACTGTAAATATTGGATCAGCAGCTGTAGTTTTTTCAGAGTTAAGTTCTAATGGTTTAAATAACGCTCTTGGTACAAGTAATCAGATTACTGTAACAGTTGCTAGCAATGTCGCAACTGTTAGTATTAGTGCTAACCCCGTATTGCCTGGTACTGCATCGGTTACTATTCCAACTGGAACTACCGCCCAGCGACCAGCTACTCCAACTACTGGAATGTTAAGGTTAAATACTTCTTTAACAACTTAACTTATGTAGATATGGCAGCTTTAGAGTTTTACGATGGTACTAAATGGGTTGTTGTTGGTTCACAAGGTGTCAAAACTGTCACTGGTGGGAATAATATTATTATATCAGGAAGTGCAACTAATCCAACTGTCTCGTTATCTGATAGTGTTACTATACCTCAAAATTTATCTAGTCTTAGCGTTATTACTTCGGATGGAGGAACTTTTGGAGGACAAAAAGGTATTAATCTTCCAAAAGGAACTACCGCACAACGTCCTAGTTCAGTTTTAGAGGGAACAGTAAGAGTAAATACTGACCCGCAACCTACTGTTAATGTTGGTGTGATATTTATTCCAAACAATATAAAAATGTCTGGAATGGGTTATTTTGGACTTCCCGCTGGTCCTAGTTCGCAAAGACCAACAAGCCCTCAAGATGGCTACATGAGAATAAATACAGATGTATAGAGGGTAACATGGCTTTTTTAGAAATGTATTTAAATGGAGAATGGAAAAACCTATCAAGTTTTGGAACAGTCTCTAGCGTTGATGTGCAAAGTAGTAGTAGTGCAATTACTGTTACTGGTGGTCCTATTACTTCGGTAGGTATAATTAATTTATCATTTAATCCATCGGGGATAAGATTAGATCAGTTTGCCGTTCCTACTGCCAATTTAGATATTAACAATAAAAATTTAATTAATGTTGCTGTTCCTACTCTTAGTCATCATGCTGCTAATAAATCTTATATTGACAGTAAAACATGGATTAGTAGTTCTATAACTGATTTTTCTAGTGCTGCAATTACAGCTGCAAAAACTATAACTTTAGATCAGTTTGCCGTTCCTATGGCAACCTTAAGCATGAATAATTATAGAATTATTAATGTAGCTGATCCTGTTAACCCTCAAGACGTAGCTACTAAAGCTTTTGTACAAGCAAGTAGTACACCAACTATTAGTCTTACTGGGGTTGTAACTGGAACAAGTAATACTCAAGGAGTGATTAATACTTCTTTGAGTCAAACTATACCTATGCCTGGTGGTTTTATAAATTATAACTGGATAGATACGGGATCGTATGGCTCACCGTATTCTCTTTATAATTATTTACCAAATACAGACCCTGCTCCTGTGTTTAACATCTCAAGTCAGACGGGAAGTGGGGGTGGTAGTACACCATCATTAAGAAGATGGTCTATGCAGTTTTCTCAAGGCTCTGCTACTAGTGTAGGGTATGAATTTGCATTGTCTTTTTATCATAGTTTAATTGCTGGGGATCATACTGTAGTTCCGTTTAGAATTGTATACTCTGCTCCAGATGATCAACCAAGAATTTATGTTAAAGCTATTCTTGATATGTACAATTACAAAATTGTAAATGTACCCACTCCAACAGTTTCAGATCATGTAACTAATAAAGGTTATGTTGATACTAAGACATGGACATCTAGTGCTATCACAGATTTTGGGACAGCGGTAACTGTAGCAGCAAAAGCTATAAGTTTAGATCAGTTTGCCGTTCCTGTTGGTAATATTAATTTAAATAACAATAAAATTACTAGTTTAGCCACACCAACGTTAAATACAGATGCAGTTAATAAATCTTATGTCGATAGCAGAACAATTAATGATCTAACAGCTCCAGCTAGCTCGTTTAGTATGAATAGTAATAGGATAATCAATGTAACCAACCCAATATCCGCACAAGATGTAGCAACTAAAAACTATGTAGATTCTTCTATAAGTCCATTTAGGACTGGTGGTGTAGTTGTTGGGGATATTGGTGGAACTACTGGCATAGTAAATTTAACTGTTAGTGGAGGAATACAATCTGCAACTAAAAGAAATGGTTTTTCCAATAATGAAAGTTTTATAGATATTACTTATGCAGACAAACTGTATACACCCGGTGTATTTGTTTTTGTTTCAAATCCTATGAGTGATAGCAATTCAAATGATATTTCTGTACCAATTCTGTTGTCAGCAACTAATACAACGGCAAGAATACATTTAGAAGAAACAGCAATAGGCAAATATCAAAATGTTACTTTAAGTATTTTACTAATAAAACCTGACTTGACTTAAATATTATTATATCAATTTAAAAAAGGTAATTTTATGACAAAAGAAAAAATTATAGAAACAAACACAAATTTACAAGATGACCAAGTTGTACCAAATATCCTACCAATAAATCCTAATGGGATTGAATATATGAACTGGCTTTCATCAGATGTGGTAACTCTAAGAGAATATGCACCAGCCATATTTGCTGGAGGCATGGATTTAAACAGTGATAATACTCAAAAAATGCTTGCAGCAGCTTTAAAAGCTTTAGGTGAAATTAATGATGATATTACTAATTTAAAAAGCATTTTAGAAGAAATAAATAAAATTGAGGTTAAAAAATGAATAAACAGGAATTAGAAGAATTAGCTGTTAGACTAACGACGGCGTCAAATAGTATTATAATTGATACTAATTTATATTTGAGCAATCAAACAGAAGTTCGTAAACAGTGTTTAGTTGAGGATTTTA